ATCAGAAGTCAGCGCCATCGTACCGGTTGTACCCGGCATAGTAACCGTTGTCGTACCAGCAACCGCAGCAGCTTTGAACACCGTAGTGCCGGAAGTTGATCCGCTAAATGTTGCCCCTGCGCTGCCTATTGTTGGAGTTGTCAATGATGGGCTGGTTGAAAGTACAACTGAGCCTGTGCCAGTAGAAGACGTAACGCCTGTACCGCCCGAAGTAACGGGAAGCACAGCGCTGTTTGTTGCAGTTAGGGTTGTTCCGTCTGCATATATTGACCGCCCTGCTGGGTATGTGACAAACACATCCTTAGTGCCTGCGCTGAAAACAACTAAGCTACCCGCGTTGCTGGAAGCCAGCACAGTTGTCCGGGACAGTGTAGTACCCGCAGATGTGTACGTACCAATACCCACTTCCCACTGAGCCGTGCCTTGACCAGCAATTGTGTAATATGTTGTGTTACCGTTACCTATAACAGCAAAAGATTGAAAACCTGTGGCGGCTCCGGCAAGCGTGACTGTGCCCGTACCCGTAGTGGTAGTAGTTTCCTTAACTCGGTCAGCTAAAACTAATGCCATGTCTCACCTCTATGTTGTAGCAATATCCGTCCATGTGGTCGGACTGCTGTCGTCGATTGTTGCCCAGCCTGCGGATTCTGCCGTATCAATCGTCGCCCACCCAGCCGTCTGAGATGCGTCTATTGTCGCCCAAGTTACGGTTTCTGAGTCATCTATTGTGGCCCAATTTGCAGTCTGGCTGTCGTCAATAAGCTCCCACAGGAACCGGGCAAACATGGTGTCCGAAGCGGTTATTGACTCTTGGATAGCAGCTATGAACTGCGCAGCCGCCCTCATTGAGTCCGTAGCACTCGCCGTCTCTGTCACGCTTACGGAAAACTTTGCCACCGCTGACATTGTGTCTGTTGCGGAAGATGTCTCGGTAACACGCGCCGGAAACACCGCCCTACCAATAACTGAATCCGTAGCCGTGGAAGTCTCGCTTATAGCGCCGTTGAAGGCAAACGAACTTGCTGTTGTATCTGTAGCGGTAGCCGTTTCTGCAATAGTTGATGCAAATGTCTGTGTTCCAGCAGTTGAATCCGTGGTTGTAGCTGTCTCCGCTACATTTGTAGCGAAGGTTTGCTTGGTAGAGATTAAGTCTGTAGCCGTCGCTGTTTCGCTGACCGCCGTCCGGAATGTAGCTTTGGCTGAGATTGAGTCTGACACCGAAGCTGTTTCTACCACTGGAGCATTGAACGTGCTGGCTGCTACCGTACCTGTGTCTGTGGCAGTTGCTGTTTCTGAAATTGAAGAGGCGAATGTCTGCTTGCCGGAGATTGAATCCGTTGCCGTGGATGTCTCAGTGACTACCGTACTAAATGTCTGCTTGCCGGAGATTGAATCCGTGGCTGTAGATGTTTCAGTGATTACCGTACGAAATGTTTGAGCCGCAGAAAACGTGTTTGTCGCAGTTGCTGTTTCAGTGACCGACGACCGGAATGTGGTTTGGGACGAGATTGAATCAGTGGCAGCGGCTGTCTCTGTTACCGGCGCATTGAATGTGCTGGCTGCTACCGCACCTGAATCCGTCGCTGTGGCTGTCTCCGCTATATTCGCATTAAATATACTGGTGCCGAGCGTCGAAAACGGGGCTTGTGAGAATGTGGATAGACCGAACACTCGTCATGCCCCACTCATATTAAGCTGCTGCCAAATCAGCTTCAGCAAACCAGCGTTGTTGAGCATGACCTTCGACATCAGTCCACTCAACTAAGTAGGACACGTTGCCGTCTTCATCCATGCGCATCGCTATTACCGGGCCTTGTGGAACAACGCCAGACAGCTTTACGGTATCGCCTTTTTTAAATGTTGCCATGATTAACCTGCCAGACTGAGTGTGTAAGTTACGTTGAGCGTATCGCCTGAAACAACAGCGCGATCACCGGGGGATGTAAAGTCAGAAGCTGAGTACAGCGTGCCTGTAGAACCACTCTTGGTACTGTTACTAATCAAAAACGCGCCACCAACAGTTGAGGTTGCGTTGATGCTGTACACAGCAGGAGAAGCTGAGTTAGTCGCCACGGACGGGTTAGCTGTGGTTGGTGTTGCAAATGTACAGGCAGGACGAGTTGCTTGGCTGTATGGAACGACTTCAGTCCAGCCAGCGTGCGAAGATGCGGTATCGCCAGCAGCAGGGGTGTTGGATGCACCCGCACCGTACAAACCGATGTACCAAGTTGCAGTGTATGCACTACCAAGGAAGTACTTGTTGTTCATGTCTTGCAAGCCCCCATTGACGACCAAATTGGGGCACTCAGCTTCCCACTTCAGGTTGCCGTCTTTGTCAAAGCACTGTATGTGATAGACGCCTTTGGCAGATGCTGTTTCACCAGCCTCCAAGGTTCGGGTAAGTGCGCCACCAATGGTGTCGGCTGCAACTGCTTTTTCTATGGATGACATTTATTGCTCCTTATGCGATGCGGATAATTGCTGTGGTATTTGTGGCGGCAGGGAACTGCACCACAAAAGTTGTTGTTGAAGTTTTGTTTGAGCCAAAGTCCAGCACGCATATAGCGCCATTGTCTCCAGCCTTGTATATCAAAGCTCCACGGGCTGTTATAGCGCCTGTCCATGAAGCATTGGCAAACGAGAAGTATGCCGTTGTGTTTGGCGCATTGCCCGTGGTTGGCACTTGGTTTATCGTAAGCAATTCCCCACCAGCCGTATACCCAGAAGCCACAACCTCGCCCGTAGTCGTATAAGCCGTGGTAGAGGCATCAAGAGTGGCTGCATTGGTGTAGAGCGCAATGTAAAAAGTTCCAGACGTAAAGTTAAACGTGCCGTTTAGCAAGCCTGTACGAAATGTGTTGCAGGAGTAATTACCCGTAAACGCCATTTATCGCACCCCGTTATTCTGAGGCAACGGCGCTTGGCGGTACTGGCCACTGCGGTACGCATCGCTACGCTCCATGCCATCGCCAAGGCGAGAGGCCAATGCAAGAGCTTCCTTGTACTTCATGTCGTAGCCAGCAATGATGTCCGCCTCACCCTTCATAAAGGTGTAGGCCTCAACCAAAGACCCGTACAACAACACAGAGTCAAAGTTGTCGCCAAGCCATGTCTGGCCTGAAGAAGCTGTAGTGATTGACTCGGGGTAATAGTAGTAGTGCAACTCAACGTCGTAGGCTGCATCGGGTGTTGGGCCAAGAATAAAGCTCAACTCGTTTGTCACCACAGGCGTAGCGCCAGATGTGGTGGTGGGGCCAAACAACGCGTAGTACTTGGGGATCGCTGTATCTGTTGGTGTTGGGTATGCCTGCCGAATGAAGTTCACATCTTTGTTCAACAAATACTCATACGCGCCCGTGGCATCGATAACCGCCAAAGAATATGAAGATAAAAAATCCCCGGGGCAAGACAAGTACTTGTTACCGATTGTTGTTATGCCCGTCACGTTTTTGCGTAAAGAAGGGAATTGCACCGAGTTGTATATACGCTGTTCAGCCTGCGTGATGAAAGTATTGATTTGCGTAGTCGCATCAACAGTACTCCCACTCGCAAGGTATACATCGGGGAACTGGTTCTCCGTGTATGTCTGAATAGTGTTATACAACGTCGTGTAGTTCATGCCATTGGGCCTCGTGCCATTTTGCCTTTGGTCTGCGCTTTACCGCCGCGCACGACAATACCAGAAGTCTTCATGGGAGGGTAGTCTTGGCTGCGGGTATTGGCCACAGACACATTCGCCTTGCGCATGGTTTCTTTCGCAGGCTCTTCACCAACAATCACGTTGGGTTTTTTGGTTGCTTGTTTGTAGGTGGCCATGTTACTTGCCCCGACCAGCACTGCGCTGATTCACAATCTTGGCCATGTTGCGGCCATACTTCAGCATGTCGCCGTTGGTCTTGCCACCAGCCTTGAGCTTGGTCATGGGCTTGCCGGGGTGCATGGCTTTCTCGTGCTTATGCACTGCGCCAGCAACCATCTTTTTGTCCTGTGCTAAATCTTTCTTGTCCATCAT